GTTGATTGTGTGTTCACATCAATTTCAGCATCGGGTCCATTGATTGATTACACCAAGCGTGGCTACAAAGCTGTTGGTGCAAGTTTTGTGAAGGAATAAAAATGGTCGGAACAATGATTGTTGCAGCATTAGCTAATGTTACTGCTGCTGCTGTTGCTGCTAGTAGCTGGTTAACAGCCGCTGCTTTTGCTGTTAACTTTGCTGTATCGCAAATTGTTACAAGAGTTTTTACTGATTCACCAGAACAACCTCAAGACAATGGTGTTCGTTTGCAAGTTCCACCAAGTTCGGCAAATGCTATTCCTATTGTTTATGGCGATGCGTACATGGGCGGTACGTTTGTTGATGCTGTGTTGAGTGAAAATCAAAAGGCGATGTATTACGTCTTGGCTGTGTCTAGCATTAGCCCAAATGGACAATTCACTTTTGATACAACTGATATGTATTACGGTGATCGAAAAATTGCCTTTGATGCAACTGACAGGGCAAAGGTTATTAGCCTTGCAGATGAAGCTGGTAATGTTGATACAAAAATCAATGGTTATTTGTGGATTGGTCTTTACACAAGTACAGCAGCAGGTGTCATTACTAGCGCAAATGGTTGGTTTGCTCCAAGTGTTGTTATGGGGCCAACAACTCCATTTACAGCGTATCCAATCGCATCAGCACAGCAATGGCCTTCTAGTGGTCGCCAAATGAATGGATTAGCGTTTGCCATCGTTACATTGATTTACAGCAATGATGCAAATACAACGCAACTTTCACCAATTACTTTTAAAGTTAAGCAAGCATTGAACGGAACTGGCGTAGCAAAACCCGGTGATGTTTGGTATGACTACATGACTAATACAGTATATGGCGGCGCTGTACCAACAACATTTGTTGATACTGCTTGTGTTTCTACACTGAACACATATTCAGATCAAACAATTACCTACACGCCTTCTGGTGGCGGTTCTTCTACCCAATCACGGTACAGAATTAACGGCGTTTTAGATGCTGGTGAAACCGTGCTGTCTAACGTGGACAAAATTGTTTCTGCTTGTGATAGCTGGATGACTTATGACGCAGCTTTAGGTAAGTGGGCTGTTGTGGTTAACAAGGCAGAAACAGCATCGTATGCTTTTGATGACAACAACATCATTGGCGACATTCGCGTTAGTGCAACTGACATTACATCAAGCATAAATCAGGTTGAAGCTAGATTTCCGTTTAAACAAAACAGAGATCAACCAGCGTTTGTATATTTGGAAACACCATCTGCTTTATGGTATCCCAATGAACCTGTTAACAAGTACACCATCACATATGACATGGTGAATGATTCTGTTCAGGCTCAATACCTTGCAAACAGATTGCTTGAGCAAGCCCGTGAAGATTTAATTGTCAGTTTTTCAACAACTTATTACGGTATCCAGGTTGATGCTGGCTCTGTTGTAAGCGTGACAAATTCTAACTACGGCTGGACTAATAAACTGTTTCGTGTAACCCGTGTCAATGAAGCATCATTGCCTGATGGTTCACTTGGTGCAAAACTGGAACTCAGCGAGTACAGCGCCGCTGTTTACGATGACCAGACTATTTATCAATACGCACCTGTTCCAAATAGCGACTTGCCAAGTATCAATTATTTCAGTGCTTTGTCTGCGCCAACAGTTAGCGCAACTAACGCGGCTAGTGCGATTCCTAATTTTTCTGTAACTGTGACAATGCCAGCAACAGGCCGAGTTACTTTTGTTGAGTTGTACTACACAACAGTTGCATCGCCTGTTTCTACTGATTGGAAATTGTTATCAGCAGCAAGCACAATTGATGGACAGCCGATAACTGAAGGCAGCACATACGTTTTTTCTAATCAAGTTTTGCCAACTGGTGCAAGTACGACAGCAACATACTATTTCAGCTTTATTGTTGGAAATGATGTTTCTCAATCAGCACGAAGCCCAAGCAGTTCATCTTTTAGTTGGACTCCTGTGGCTAACGTTGGTCCTACAGGACCGAGAAATGCTCAAGTATTTTTCTATTACAACACTGCACAAGCAACAGCGCCAACTGCTCCAACAACAAGTCAAGTTGCGTATGACTTCAGCACACAAGTAGCAACAATTTCTGCTGCTGGTTGGTCAGCTTTGTTTAACCCTTCTGGTCTTGATACAGCAACCGCAACAAACAAGTATTGGGCTGTTAAGGTTGCTTTCCAAGAAAACACATATGGTGGCACTTACACAGAAACCATCACATCTGTTTTTACTTGGCAGAACTTAGATGGCTTGGTCACTTTCACAAACCTTGCAACAGCAGAAGGACCACTTGGTACAGGAGCAACTTTTATTGATGGTGGCTCAATCATCACTGAAAGTTTGAGCGCCAACAGGATTTCAAGCGGCAACATGATTAACGGAAGTTCATCAAATGCTTGGATTCAGATGGGACAAACAGGTACAGTCATTGCCACTTTGAAAAGTTCGTTGAACGTTCGTAAAGTTGCAGTTGATACAACGCTCGTTAACATTGCTGCTCAAAACAACCTTGATGGTAACGTAACAATTTGGGGCCACACAGCAAACAATGCTATTGGTAGTGGTAACGGATCAACTGGTACACACACAACAGTCAACACTTTTTCAACATGGCAGCGTTTGGGTGCATTGGGTTCAGGGCTTACGAACTCAGGCGTGTGGGGTCTTACTTACGCTGACAATGCAAATAGCATGGCTGGTGTATTCCAGCGATATTCAGGAACAGACAGCAGTAGTGTTGGAACACTCAACAAGTCTATTCAACTTGCAACAGCATCATATTGTGCGTTTAGCCCAAGCGGTCAAGGAAAAATCTACATTGTTGATGGTAACGGCCCGTTTACTGGTTTTCACGAAGGGATGTTTGCTATTGATGACCCCATTGAAATTGGCGACATTGTGACTGATGTGAGCGTGTTTTACCGTGCAAACATCTCCAACGTGTTGTTTACTGTGGCAAGAAGCAACACAGCAAATGAACCTAGAATTCTTGGAGTTGTTAGCGCAACAATTCCTGTTCAAACAAATACACCCGGTATTTTGTGGGAGCCAGTTGAGTCATATACCGAAGGCGATCTTGGCCCGGTCACAACGATGGAACTTATCCCCGGATACGATTTGCAAGAACTTCAGACAACTTACAAGGTTGTGCAGATTAATGCTGTTGGAGAAGGTCAAATCAACGTTTGTGGTGAAGGTGGCGACATTCAAGCTGGTGACTTTATTGTCACATCAAGCACACCCGGCAAAGGCATGAAACAATCGGATGACATCATGAGATCAATTACCGTTGCCAAAGCCCGAGAATCGGTTACTTTCAGTGATCCATCTGAGGTTAAATTGATTGCTTGTATTTATGTTGGCGGTTAGAATTTAACCCATTACATGACAAGACCCGTAGCCCTGCCAGTAAGTGGGGAGCGTTACCACCTGAGTACAGGAAAGTCTTATGGATGCAATCGCATACGTCTATGTCCACAAAAGATTGGACAATGGGCAACCCTTTTATGTTGGCAAAGGTTCAGGCAACCGGGCAACATCAAAAAAATATAGAAATCCATACTGGCAAAATATTGTTGCTAAAGCTGGCTATCAATCCGTGATTATTCAATCCGGGTTGACTCACTGCCAATCTTTTAACGCTGAGAAATTTGTCATTGCTGCTTTGCGAACAAGATACCCTCTTGCTAATTTGACCAATGGTGGTGATGGCGGCAATGGACTAAAAGGTGCTGACCATCCCCTTTATGGCAAAACAAGAAGTGATGAAACAAGAGCCAAAATTTCAAAATCACTGCAAGGTGTAAGCGCAGGTGGCAAAGCAAAAAAAGGCATCAAACTTACAGATGCTCATAAAAAATCAATTTCAAATGGCTTAAAAGGCAAGCCAAAAAGCCAAGAGCATATTAAGAATGCTTCTGAAGCCTTTAAAAAATCAGTGGCGCTTAATCCAATAAAAAGAGGCCCAAGATCAGAAGAAACAAAAAGGAAGTTATCTTTAGCTCATACTGGTATGTCAAAACCTATGAAGCCAAGATTTGTGTACGTTACTCCGATTGGTAAATTTGGTACGCTAAGAGAAGCGGCACAAGCGCACGGTTTAAAATGTATTGGCAATAGATTTAAAGGTTGTTCTTTTGGAAAATATAAATATTTGCCAAAAGATGGATACTTTGTAATACCAGTGGAGAAATAAAGTGGCTTTATTTAGTAAAAGTGTAATTAGCCAAATTTCGGGCTTCGACAATCCGCTAATTACTGGCGAACTTGTCTATAACCAAAAATGGTACTGGAATCTGACGCTGCTTGATGTGGCGGGTGATCCAATTGACTTATCAACGGCCACAATCACGGCTGATATTGTGCGTAGACAGGTTTCCAACCTTATCGACACTCGCAACGGGTTATCGTTTGATGTTGCAAACTACACGCCAGTACCCACACCAATCTCATTGACGATCAGCAACAAGGTTGACGCTGCTGGCTCGTTTACATTGGTCATTGATGACAGTGTGTGGAGCTTGATTAGTTCTGACCCACAGTTAAAGATTGACGCACAAGACCCTGCTTGTTTCACAGGGAAAATCAAAATTGCATTTGCTTCAAGCGGTGTCACTCCAGCAGAAGACAACATCATTTTCTTGATGTTTTTGGTGCGCTCTGATGGTGTTGTGGTTGTTTAAGGGGTAAGACATGGCTGTATCTAAAGTCGTTGTTGTTGATGGCAACAATTTGATCGTTCGTATTGAGCGCGGTGTAACTGGCCCACAAGGTCCACAAGGCCCAGAAGGTCCAGCAGGTCCAGCGGGAACTGTTACTCCTGAAATGTTGCAAATTCTTGCTGAAACCGAGTTGGCAAAAGACGAGGCCGAAGCTGCTGCTGGCACGGCAACTACACAAGCTGGTATTGCTACCACTCAAGCAACCAATTCTTCTAACAGTGCAATAGCATCAGCAGGAAGTGCCGCAGAAGCCGCTAACTCAGCAACAATTTCAACGATTACAGATGCAACAACAGCTAGAACTTTGAGCGCTGGTGACAATGGTAAGTTTCTATATTTCACTAGTGCTTCTGCTGTGTTAGTAACTATTCCGTCTGGTTTAGGGGTCAGTTTTTCTTGTGTTGTTATTCAGGCTGGAACTGCACAAGTTACATTGGCTGCTGGTTCTGGCGTAACGTTAAATTCATATGGGGCTTTGGTAAAAACTGCTGGTCAATATGCAACAGCAAACTTGTTTGCACCTGTAGCCAATACATTTATTGCAGCAGGACAATTGGCATGATTCCAGTTACTCACATTCCAAATACATCGTATGGGCTTAATGCTGCTATCCGTGCAATGTTTTCTAATGGTGAGCAGGGCTGGTGGTATGACCCCAGCAACTTCTCAACCCTCTTTCAAGACAGCGCAGGTACAACGCCTGTAACAGCGGTAGAGCAGCCTGTGGGGTTGCAGTTGGACTTGTCTGGGCGAGGTAATCATCGTCGTCAGTCCACCAGCGCCAACCGCCCTGTGGTATCTGCGCGGGTGAACTTGCTGACCAAGACTGAGCAGTTTGATGATGCGGTGTGGAATGCCGCCGCAGGAAACGTCACGGTATCCGGGAACAAAATCATCCCGAGTGCCACAAGCGGTCAGCATTATGTTTCTCAAGGCTCCGCTACATCTGGCGTCACACACACCATTGTCGTTAAGGCAAAACAAGCCGGATACACATGGCTGAAACTTGTCGCCTTCAACCAATACGCCAACTTTGATTTGGCGAACGGTGCTGTTGGAACAAACTTTTCTGGAGTGAGTCGATCAATCAGTGCTGTAGGTGATGGTTCGTATGTCTGCACGTTTATTTTCACATCAGCATCGTCAACAGGCGGTCAAGGTTGTATTATTAAGGTGGGAACTGCCGACAACGCCAACTGGGATTCCGCAAACTTTTCTGGAAATGGAACGGATGGAATTCAGCTTTATTACGCAGACCTCCGTGTCGCCAACATCGGTGTAGGCCTCCCCGCCTACCAGCGCGTCAACACCAGCACGGACTACACCAGCACAGGCTTTCCTGTCTATATTAAGCCCAACGGCTCAAATCAGTTCATGCAGACCAACAGCATCAACTTCACCGCTACGGACAAGATGACCGTGTGGCAGGGGGTGCGGAAGTTGAGTGCTACAGGTGTATCTTTTGTTGCAGAATTAAGTGCAAACGGTGACACAAACAATGGTTCATTTGGGTTTGCTGCCCCCGTGAACACCTCCAGCTATTACTTTGCTTTGCGTGGAACTGCGCTTTCCTGCCGTCAACCAACCACTCCAATAAACGCTCCAGTGACTTCAGTTATTTCCGCA